CACGAACCAACCGTGCCCCGCCTTATGTCTCACAAAGAGTCAAGTCAATAACCAAGCCAAGGACTTCCTTAGGAATCAACCTAGGAATCCCCATAGGAATCCCCTAGATAACCCCTAGCTAACCCCTAGAATCAATCCTAAGAGCTTACAAGGTTAAACCTAATGAATCACACTAGGTAACCTACAGAATCCCTTAGAATACATTAGGAGAATCCCGTAATGATACTACACAACAGTACTACATAATGAATCACACAATGAATCACACTAGGTTATTCTTTATTACCTAGGATTACGTAATTAACGCACCATAAGCCCTGCAAGTACAGCAGTGGTTACAGCAGTGGTTACATCAGCAAGTACAGCACCAATAACAGCACTAAGCACCCCTCCCCCTTTCCTTTTGTTCTCTCTAGGAACGACCCTATGGGGGGAAAGGAGGCTTGGTTGGGGTGAGGGATGCCCACACATTTATATATTATTTTTTATGTTTAAAAATTACCAGCCTCTCCCTCCCTAGGACATACTAGAGTTTTACCATCTAGGACATCCCTTGAGTCTGTACTCTTAGCTGAGATCGCTATATTCCCCACAACAGAATTACCCCACACATTAATAATAGGTTTAGACCCGTTCTTTTTAGTGTACTCAGTACCATCAAATGTAACTTGATTGTAGAATGTCCATCCAGTAGTGTGTAAATTATGCCCCCCATTTTCAGGTACAATGTACCTAGTGTTACTCATACTAAGAGTACCCTTGAAGGTACCAACCCCACCTGATGTTAGGACTAAACCCCTAACAGTACCACCTTGTACTGTTATAGAACATTCAGAGTCCCCGTACACGGGAGTACTAAATGAAGTATCTACGTTACTTTGAAAGTTATAAAGACACTTCCCACCATTCACACCCAGTGTTACTTTAAATAATGCACTAGAGAAGGAAGGTTTTAGTACAATACAAGTACCAGTGCTTGTGGATGTACTAAAAGTAAAAGTACTATCTAAACCCAAGAACACACTGCCAGTAAAATCTATCACTGTCGGCATTCTAAATGTATCCCCTGTGCTAGACTCAATATAATTATTTTTGAACTCCACGAGATTTAAGGTAGTACCCTCACCCCATTTAAACACAGCCTGTACACGAACACCCTCTGGTAAGAATAGTTGTCTGGGCTGTTTACTACTAGTACTAACATTACTAGGGTAACACACAAAGAAACCATGTACCCCACGACCTGCAGGGACATCCACTGTAGAACCTATTATATCAAATGTCCCCTTTAGCTCCCCATAGTCAGTTCTAATACCAGTCCTCTGTATAGTACTGTTTATGATACTAATACTCTCATCATGAGCGCCTGTACCAAAAGAGGATGATTTAACCACACTATCTTGTATGGTAATCTTAGAACTACCATAATGAAATGCTACTACATCCATATGGCAATTATATAGGGATACATCTCTACAATAATTACCATCGATAGCTCTCCAACCCAAACCACAGAAACTATTAGTGAAAGTGTGTTTTAGTACGTACTCCATTAACACAGAATACCTAGAGTTATTACTAGACTGTTCTATACCGGACATCTGCACACACCAGTTAACACCATAAGTGTCACCTGAACTTAGTATAGATTGATTATCAGGCACTTGTACTAAAGTGTTATTGTATGTGCAATACACATCCACTAAGGAGCGTCGAACATTAAAAGCCCATCTAGTAACTGTCCCTGTAAATTCAGGTAATTTAACTACGTTTCGAGTACTGGGGAGCTTTATAAAAGTACATACCACAGGAGAATTGTATGTATTCTTTAAAGAGTACAACAACTCTCCATTTTTAGTGTGGAAATTAACCTCACCTTTATATTTAGGAGTGTACACCCCGTTTAAGTATCGGTATAAATCTACTTCTTTAGATGTTATCTTCACTAAACAATTACTCAATTCATCTGAGTAGTCCATAATATCTAGATTTTTACTAAGTTCTTTGAGTGGATATCCATGTACACTAGCTACGGTAGTGTAGTTGTACCTCTCATCTTCATAGTTAACCTTACCACCTTTTAAATTGAATACGCAATTACTCAAGTCACAATTACCATACATAGTAACATCCTCATCTATTATAAAGGTAATTGGCTTACTTGAGTACAGTTCTATCCTCTCATCTCTAAATCGTTTAAAAATGGAATTCAAAGCAGCACTATTAGGTGTATCCACTAGTGTAGATATATCAAAAGACATTAATTTTCCAGATAAACCACCAATTAATTTGTAACCTTCTGGGGATTTTAGCTTGTCTTCTAGTACAGTAGCACCAGTATCCACCCACTTCCCATCTTTATTACTGCTACTAAGGATACCTCCTGTGCTCGTAGGTGTTGATAAAGGAGGTACTAGAAAAGGTACGTCTCCCAAGTACTGCCATATACGGTAGTCACTATCTCTGAATAAATCAAAACGGGTTCTTACAGTACCCCCTAAAGAAAACTCTTGTATAGTAGGTACTGACTCATGTAGTACTGTTCTATTAATCTTACTCATTCATTAATCCTTGTTTAGCTTCATTTAGTGTACTGTACTGATTACCTATAGCTTTACTTTGCCACACCCTACGTTTCCATAAACCATAACATACTGTATTACCCTGCACAGAGCAATCGTACTTACGCCCATTCACTGTAATGTACTTCCACTTGAGCACATTAGCGCTAGCTGTTTGGTAGTCTCTACGTAGTAATGCAGAATGCACTGAACTGTTTCTAAATCCAGATACCCCTATATTATAAGCAAAGTCAATACTGCCTAGTAATACTGAATCAGGTAAATCATCGGGTAGTTTATCTAGGGCTTTTAGATGAGACTCTAGATCAACTTTTAGTCTAGTGGTACATTCTGCATCAGTCACAGCACTAGGGTATTTAACACCTGTAGTGCTCCCGTAACATACTGTAGGGATTCCCGCACTATCTAGGTAGGCGCTAGTACTATAACCCTCATTAAAACCTATAACAGCCCCTACAACTCCAATAAAGGCAGGGGCTAGTACTCTCTTAGTAATTCCTAGTGCGCTCATCGTAAATCATCTCCGCTGTGATGATACCCCGTTTAATAGCCTCGTCCTGTTTATCAATTGCATTCTTTAGTAGTTTATGGTTAGCGTATTTAAACCACACACTAGCACCAACAGCTACTACTGAGAGGACAATACCACAAATGATACCAAAATCACTCATGCTTATTAACCCCTCACTTACTAAGTAATTACTACCAGTGGTACTAACAGTTGTACCTACAGCCCATGCATCTAAGTTTCTCATTGTTTTGCCTTGTTTAGCGAACGGAGCCATAAGACCCCTAAAACCCCGTTCATACAAAAGCTAATGAGTGCTAAGTACTCCCACCACTTAGGTAGCTCTGTGTGAACAAACTGTACTGTACTTGCTTGAACAGTACCTATACTTGTGTTAGAACTCTTTGTACTCTTAGTACCAACAACAGGGGAGGCTGTTAGAGCGCCTGTACTAAGTGTATCAGCACTTTCTGACACAGACTGTACATTCGCCTTAACTAACTGGGAACTCTTCTCTTGATGGTTCTCAGCGCCTATTTGAGCCTGTGCCGTGATACCTTCCGTTGGCTTTACTAAATCCTTGATTAGCGAACCAGTACTACACCCTGATACAAAGGTTAGTACCAGCATTACCAGAAGTATTTTCATACTGGTTCCTTGTTTAGTTATTCTTCAGGGGGTGTTACAATTGATATAAACTCAATAGCTGAGATTTCACCATTGGATACTGTAATGTTGTAAGTGCCCCCATCGTTTTTGAATTGCATAGTACTAATAGTAGCTACACTAGGGTCTTTACATTGAATACTAAGTAACTTATTATTAGCTACAACAATCTCTGTGGATTCTGTAATAAGATCCCCTTTCAAATCTCGTAAAGTAACTGAATCTCCTGTAGTAACAACAGCTTGATTACTTTCTAGAGGGGTTTCTACTAGTTCTTGCATCTGTGTGTACTTTTGTATGTACTCTTGCTTTAACCCTTGATTACCAGAACCATGAGAGAACCTACGAGCTACATCTTGTAACTGCACTGATGCTGAACACACTTTAACTACTGCATTAACACTAACGTCTACGTCTGCCACGTTGTGTACTCCTGTTATGAATACCTCTTAAATGACGTTGTACTCCATTCTTAGAGGTTTTGGAATTAAAATCACTGTAACCCATAGGGTTCTGTACGAACTCCCTACCTTGCTTCTCAAGAGCTATCTCAGCTGCCTTACGTTCATCTTGAACTAAGTGCGCATTTAACTCTGACACCAACATAGCTACAGCGTCTACTCGGTCATCCTTAGTTAAGGATCCTCTGTCATAAGTAATACCTTGCATCTGTGTAAACGCAGAGTAATTCCAACGACGTTCTTGAGGGTGTTGCATACAGTACTTGACATCATCTTCAATTGCTCTAGAATGAACAATAAGTCTATGACGCCTAGTTACTGGGGATACAGTATCAATGATTCTACGTTCTTTCTGCATAGTGTTGTTCAGGTCTCTGATACCAACACCGAAGATTTTACGTTCTAGGAATCTGTTTCTAAAGAGCATACTCACAGTACCATGCCCCATGTTTGATTCAATAACTATATCCTTGATATCAAACTCAGTAGCTAGGTCTATAAGTGTGTCTATGTTACTGGTACTCATACCACCACGTAACCCACCTACTGTAAACAGATGTATATAAGAACTAGCAGCACCACCAATAGCAAAGGACACCTCATCACCACCATTCCCCGCTGGGTCTATCACCATGATTTTATGGGTAAAAGGTATGAATGGAGTACCTGTACTAGCTGGAGCGTACCACTTAACACCCCTGATACCAGCATGGGGGTCATCAATTTGGTACTGTCTATCTTGTATATATGAGAATGTACTAGGAGTCTTATCTGTTTCACCAGAGAATACCAGTAAGTCTGATAAACGGATACGGGTTCTCATCTCATCAGATAAAGATGTATCAAGCATGTACTGTAAGTAAAATCCTTCAATACCGTACTCATCTTCTTTATCTAGTAAAGTGCTCTCACCGATATGTGTGGGGTCTGTTGCCTCACCCATAGTACCAGTCCTACCGTACCCAGTCTGTTCAGCACCATTCTTAATAAGGTTTAGTATGTACGGGGCTAGTGTACTACCGTACTTCTCAACCATATCGTCACTAGGAACACGACCAGGCCAGATTCTAATTTCATATCCACGACTAGGTAGGTCTTTGTATACACTATCCTTAGTCTGTGGAGTACCTAAGTACAGAATCTTACCGTGAGTACAAATAGCACCAAACTCTTTACTGAGTACTTTAATCTTCTCACGCTCAGTCTGAGTTAGACCATTCTTTGAGCTTTCTATATCATCGGGAATTAGTAGGTCAGCACGTTTACCAGGTAATGCTGAACCCAACCCAACACAAGCCACACTAGGGGATTTATCATAACCCTTAAGGTCACGGTGTACATCGTACTTCTCGTAAGAACTCCTATCCCCTAGACTAGCATCAGCTTTAAGGTAACAAAGCATAAACCAAGTATCTAGTAAACGGACTACTAGACTAGCTACCTCATTAGCTTGGTCAGAGGCAGCTGATACAATAAGAATACGAAACTTCTGGTTCTGTACTAAACTCCACACAGCGAACAATGCAGCTAGTGTACTCTTAGCTTCACCACGTTGAGCAGACACCATAGCCTTATTAGGACAGTGCTGCATGTACCAAGCTATATCAGCTTGCATTGGTGTGAGTTTAAAACCTAGTAACTGCATACCCACGTACGCAAAGTCTCTGAAATCTTGGAAGGTAATAGCCATCATTAAGGCTATCTCTTGACGTACATCAAAGGATATACTTCTAGGATTAGCTGATAGCGGTTTCAGTTTAGCACTAAGTAATCTAAGCCTAGAAATAACCTGCTCTGATGGTTCATAATGCGGAACATTAACCGCCATACAGTCTCCTTACATTAAGAAGTCTAGATTAGATCCAGAGTCTTCACCTAGCTGCTCTAAAATAACATTAGCCTTCTCTTTACGTTTACGCTCTAGCTCTGCTTCGAACTCATCTTTAAGTTCCAGCATCTCACCTTCATCAGCACTTGCTGTAATCTCATTATCCTTTAGGAATTTAGCAATTACAGACTTATCAGCAGCAGCAAGGGGGTACTCTCCCTCCTCTGCTTCCTTTAGTTCATTAATAAGTGCTTCTGTGAACTTACGGTGTAGGTCAGCTAGACGACTCTTCGTTGCTGCCTTAGACATTCTTAGCCTCCTCTAGTACAGTTACCCTACCATCTAGGGTAGTTAAATCTGTATGTAGTTCTTGTATATTCTGAGTATTAACATCCACCAGTACACGAACTGCACTGGTATCAGCTACTGCATTCTGTGCAGTACTTAGTGCATTCTGGGCTGATTCAGTGTTACCTTGTACATCTACCCTTAATGCATCAATAGACTCTTGTAAGTGTTGCTCACCATCGGCACAGTTACTACCTACAGTACTAATCTCTCTATGGAGTTCCTTTTGTACTGTTTCTAGTTCCTGTACAGTAGCGTACACATTCTCAGGAGAGCCTAAGATACCACCCAAGTAGGCACTTAAGGTATCACCCTTGTACATACTGTAACCCTTTAATTGAATTAAACCAGTACTGGTCACTGAGTAATCATGACCTGCATCTAGTTTAACCCCATTCAACCACACTGTACCGGTACTAAATACTAAACCAGTACTAACTGCCACCACCTCATCAGTATCGGCAGTATAACGGAAAGGTCTGATTGTACCATCAGGAATAGGGTTGTTAGCTAAAAACTCTACACGCTCATCTAGCACATCTACTTGGTCTTGTAGATGCTTGTCACCCGCATCAGAGTACTCTTTAGTTACTGCATCTTTAGCATCAGTAGGATTACCTAAGTTAGTAATCTTATTACCATGCATATTAATATCAAAATAGAAGTCAGTAAGTCGATTACCCTCGACTGCTTCTTGTGTTAGGTACAGTAACTGTGTATTAACCTCGTCTAGGTTATCACGAGTAAATGCAGCACCTTCAGAGAACAGGACACGTAATCTACTCTCATCTGTACGCCGTATTACACGGACTGTACTTCCCGCTTGTAATGGTGTTTCTAGTCTAATTCTAGTATCAGATTCCCACACAAAGTCGTTAACCCACTCAGAGTTAACCAGAAGGTGAATATCCCTCTGGTCAAAGTAAGCTATACTAACTTGGATGTACTGCTGACCAGAACTAGCAATTTCCTCTTGGTAAGAGAATGCCATTCTTAATCTCCAAAGTTATTAATTAAAGCACGTGTTACAGCGAATTCTTGTACGTACGGTACAATTCTACTCACGTCCTGTGGTGTGATATCACCTGTCTCAAGTACTTTCTGCAAAGTACTTACAGAGTTAGCAATAAAAGATAAGCTAGGGATACTATGTCTAGGTGAATCACCCATGAATATATCCTGTAGCATACTAATACCACCTAAAGCACTCATACCAGCAACAGATTCAGCAATCCAATCACGTGTGCTTTTGTCAGATGTATTGCCATCCATACCGTACTTAGCAGCAGTAAGTAGTAACAACAACGGGTACTGATGTGCCATAAGCATAGCTAGTCCAGCATAGTCATTCGTACTGGTGTACCGACGTAGTATCTTGTTAGTAGCAGCTAAGACAAATGATTGGTAGCCTACCACAATCTTACCAATACCACTGAACTGTGCAAATGCTGATGTTTCTCCTGTACGGATGTTCTGTACCACGTAATCCATAGCACGTACACCCACTACCTCTAACCTGCGTTGCATATCCCAAGGCAGTACTTCGTTATTACCTTGCTTCCTAAACGTGGTTGACATAGCATGTGCTTCGCTCGGTTCTAAACCAAACCGTTCTAAGCGCTTGATTGCACCAGCATCTCCACGTAACATCATCTTAAGCTCATCAGCGATTAAACCCGAGTACAAGTTCACCTGCATTCTATGGATATGGTACATACCATTAGCCATACGGGCACCTTGCCCCACATTGATACTAGCATTGAACAGGCTGGATGCAGTAGTTAAGTCATAGTTATCATCAGCATATGTATGGAGCCATCTGAATTTCATATCCTTTTGAATGCTTCCACGTAGAATACTATTTAAACGCTCTGACATATCCTTAGAATCACCTATTACTTTCACTTGCTTGAACCAAGGTTCTTTCACCATACTACTTAGTACTCTACCTATACCAAATTCTTTCATACCTAAAGCAATGTCAGTAATCTGGTACAGTCCAGAGTTCTTAAGCATAGTAGCACTAGCAAAGTTACCAGCCGCGCGCATAAGCTCTGGGGCTTGGTCTCCACTGAACCCACCTAACAGATGTGTTACAGTGTCATCCATAGTCTTAACCCATTTATCACGAGCAGGTACTCTCAGTGCAGCGGCATCAATCTCTTTTGCTAAACCAGTGAGACTCTTGATACCAGCCATCTGCATACCCACTCTACCAGACATACGGTTAGTATAACCTTGCATTAGAGAAGATACATTAGTCTCCATGATATCTTGCATCTTAAATGCTTTACCACCAACGTGGTACTCTTTACTCATGTTAAATCTACCACGAGATTTAAATAATGTACTGGAACTACCTAAACCAGACTGTGCTTGTTGGTTTCTAGCTAAGAATGATTGAATCTTTGAATCTTCTATACCAGCATTACGCATAGCCATAATAAGTTCATCATCGCTTAGTGAACTAAGCATACTACGCCAGTTGGTACTATTCAGCCCACCCTGCTCAATACCAGTTAACATACTTTCTGATACTTTAGACAAGGTCTCGGCATCCATACTAGGGTATGTATCCTTAAGTACCATTTTAAAACCTTTCATGATTTCGGACCTAGTCCAACCTGAGTTGTACATATCAGATATCTTTTTACCAGAGTAACGTCTAGGCAGGTAGTGGCTGGACTTCAAGAAAGCATCTGGGTCTACTATACCAGATTTGGTAACAGTATCGTACCAAGCCTCGGACCACTTGCTATTACGGAAAGCTTGAACTACGTCGGCAATATCACTAGGTACTTCAGGTACTTTCATACCACGTACTTCTGCATCGTAAGCCGCATCTAAGTATCGGGTCACCTTACCTTCTAGTACCTCACGTGCCTGTGTGAACTTAGCCCGATTAAAGAACATATCGAATCTACCAACACCATTACTACGGAGTGTTTTAGTGATTGCATCCTCCACCTCTACTGCACGTGCAGTAAACTCTAGTTCTAAGTTACGTTTGTAATCAGCTACACTAGGTTTACGTCCAGCAGTACTAGAGCCATCAGCCACCAGTTTATCGGCTAACTCTTTAGAACCCTGCTTAATGTTATCATACAATGCAAATGACTGTACTAACTTTTCACGAACACCCTTGAGCATACTCTCAGCTAAAACTACATCATTACTAGTATCCAAGTTTTTAGTAGCTTCTCGCATAGTTCTGCTACGCATACTAGGAGTGTCTAGGTTTGCCTTAGACTTAAACAAAGTCTCAGTATCTCGTAATAACTTCTCTAGGGCAGTACCTCTTTTAGAAATACCTAATGCATTTAGAACATTCCTAGCTAGTGCACGTAGACCTGTATCCTGTTTAGTGTATTTGGTGTACTCTAGGAATTTTACAAATTTAGGAGTATCACCTACAGCTGCAATCATTTCGTCTATAGAGCTAAGCTGGTACTTGAACTTACCACTGGCTAATTGTCTTAGTGTTTTACGCAGATCTTCTAGGTCTTGTACTGCTTTGTGTTCTTTTGTACCTTCCTTGAATACACCTTGACGTACTTTATGGATTACATTGGCTGTCGCCGCGTGCATAAGCTCGTGCACAGCTACAGCACCAGTTTCCTTATCAATACTACTTAAGGCATCACTAGCAGAGTTCCACACCTTGGAATCCGCACTCTTAGCAGCACGTAGTGTTAAAGAATCACGTACAACATCAGCACCTTGTACAGACATTCTGTAGTTACTTCTAATAGCAGTGTTAGTACTAAGAGTAACATCAAGGTCTTTAATAGTAGGTGATAAGGCACGGAGAATAGCTTTATTAGATGGAGTACTGATAGTACTCTTTAGTAAGTGCTTAACTAGGTCGGAACCTTTAACTTGTACACCACCTACTTTACCAGCACCTACTACAACGGGTTCTTTTAAAGGTGTTTGTAATTCTTTAGCTCGCACTGTACTAGCTGTACCATTAACCCCAGCAGGGGATGTGGGTGCATCAGTATCGAATACACTAGGTTTAGTACGTACTTTCTCTGCACCTACAGTAGCATCTTGGACTGTATCACGTACAGACCCAGCTAAGCGCACTGCCTTTTGTACACGTCTAGCATCAAAGAAAGCATCTATACCAGATACAGCACCAATCACAGCAGTAACAGCACTGGATTGACCTAACTGGTCTTGGGCATAGAATGCTGTACCAACATCAGCTACTCGGATAACATTACGTAAAGCAAACGCCTTGGAACCTACACCCGCAGCAGCATAAGGTAGTAGTAGTGTAGGAGCGTCACCTAAGATAGCACCACTGAACCCACTAATAGGGTTAGCACCAAACACTTGGATACGTTCTCTCTCTGCACGTACCTCTTGTGTACGGTACTGGTACTCTTGTACAGAACCAGATTCACGTAAGTACTTAACCTCTTCTTCTGACAGTTGCATACCCTGAGTAACAGGGTCATTCTGTAAAGTACTAACTACATTAAATGTGGGGTCATCCTCAAACACTGGTGATGTAGCTTTACGGAAAGCAGTACCAATAAGGCTCATCTCTGTACCAGCAGTAATACTCTCTTGCTTGGTAATTGTATCAGCAGTTGCTAGTGCAATATTATTAGCTCTAGCTTGATCATTCAAGTCGTGGTCAGATGTATCATCCCAATCTAAAGGTTTAGGTGCTTGAGTAGCTGGAGCACCTTTGCTAGCTTTACTAGTAATCTCTTGTTCTTTAGGACTTGGGTCTATATTTAAAAACTTAGCCATTTCAGCTCCTATTAAAAGGTTATTAGTAAAGTACATTATTAGTGTATTACTGTAGTGTGTATACATCCCCTAGGTGGGGTAAGATAGAGGGTAGCACAGAACTACCCTCATGTAAAGCTTTATTTTTATATTTAGTACTTAATGTACTCAGCTTGAGTATTGTAAATCCAAGAATCGAGTGTACGTAGTAACTCCTTCTGTCTAGCAGGTTGGGATTGTTTGTACGCAGTACTAGCTCTTAATGCATCACGGACTGCACTAGCTGCTACATTAATCTCCCCTGTACTAGCTCTCATAGGATTTTGCAACTCTTTCCTGAACTCACCCATACTCTTAGCCACAGGCTCAGCAGAACTCAACCAACCATGTCTCATAAGGTCTGTAAGTACTAAAGTACCGGAGTCTTTTAAGTCTAGATTGTACTTAGTACCTAACTTCTGTGTAGCAGGTATAAAGTGCTTCTGCAGGTCATCTCGTAAAGATTCAGTAGCTTCTTGTACAGTCATACTCTCAGGCAACTTAATACCAGAGCTTTCATGTAATCCAAATCCAATACTCTTACGCCCATCACCCATATCTTTCTGTTTACTCAAGAAGCCTTCGTACTTCATGAAGTGAGACATAATGTTACTGAATTCATTAGGAGCTACACCAGCAGAGTTAGTACCGTCAACGAAAGTATTAACAACCTTTCCTGTACTAGCATCACCAAATGTCACAGGACGAGCACCAGTGAGTTTCCTAGCTCTTTCATCTTGTCCCTTGATGAACCCATCGTGGATACGTTGAGCATCTTCTGTGACTGTACTAGCACTAATCCTAGCACGTTGTACAGGTACATTCGGGTCTGTACTAGTAACTACTACGGTAAACTCATCAGCATCAGAGCCAGCAGTACCAACCTCCAGTTGCACACTCTTAATCTTATCTGGATTAATTAGGGCGTTAACATTACTCTGGACTCGCTCACCCATAGCAGTTAAGAAAGTCTCTGAGTTTCCTGTGTAACCAGCTTTAATAAAATCATTCAAGGTGGTGCCAGCAGGTGTATAGAAATGGATATCAGAACCATTCACCTGAATCTCTCCCTGACGTGCCTTAACACGTTGCTGCAGAACAGAGTTAATATCCTTAGGTTCTAACCCTACTAGCAGCTCTGGACTTTGTTGACGTACTAATGAGTACTCTTCGTACAGTGCTTGTGTTCCACGTGCACGTTGCTCTTTAGCTTCATCACCAAAACTGAACCAGTTACTAGTACTACTAAAACCTAGGCTAGAGTTAGCACTAATCATCTCAGGTGTAGGTACAGCGGGTACAGCCTTGTACAATCCCTTAGCTTCATTCTCTTGGAGTCTACGTAATGTATCGAACATAACCCCTGTAGCATTCTGTGGCTCTTGTTCTAAGGCTTGGGCTACTATGAATCTACGATTCTCTGGTATATAACTAAGTACTTGCTGTTTATCACCTCCTGATAAACCTTGCATTGTACCAGCCAGAGCTATCCACTGACCTTCCATCTCTGAACTGACTGAGCCATCAGGTGTGTTAGCGATACTTCCGAATGTACTAAGTAAGCGACTTGCACCTTCACCTATACGTTCCAGTGCTTTATCCATGATGTACGTATCATGGGAGTTCCTAGCGTACGTGAACATACTCCAGTTACCATCCGGTGTATCTGGGAAACTATCTAAGATATTCTTTCTAGCATCTTTCAATGACACACCAGACATAGCAGAGTACGCTGTACTACCTAAGTTATTACTCAGTGCAGCACTGAGCATACCCTTAGCGTCTGCCTCTGAACCAACCTTATTAGCTTCGTTCCACATACTCAACCCAGTACTAGGAGATACAATACCTGTCTGCATGTACTGTAGGAGATTACCCTTGATGTTATTCATAGCATCAGCTCTGGCATCAGGGGATAGTGCACTCAAGGAACGTACTTGTGAATCTAAGTCAAACAGGGCTTTACCTGTATTCTGAGTAGCTGCCCTATTAAACTGGGAACGTAACTCAGATATAATAGGTACAGCGTTCATACCCATTTCATGCTGTGCTACTTGTTGTAACGCATCTATGATGGTTGGGTCATCATACTGTTCAGCAATGTACGTTAAGAACTGTTTAGCCTTATCAAACTTCTTATCTTTATTAAGATGAGTACTACTTAAGATACTACCTAAACCATTCTGTAAACTACTAAGCCCAGCCGAAATATCTCCAGTCTGTACACGCTGGGAAAACTCATTACCGTACGCAGTTAAACCTAGGTCTAGCATACGGTCTTGTTCCTGCGTAGCTATACCAGCAGCAATCTTCTCGTACTCAGTCCTAGCACCTACAGCAGTTTTCTCTAATCCACTCAGTACACCATAAGCACCTTGCTCATTCATATGCGGTAGGTACTGAGTCAACTTATTACTAAAATCCTTTAAGTGTTCACGTTCTCTTTGTAAGTACTCTTGTAAAGGTACACCAGCTAACCCAGACTCCATAGCTCGGGTATTAGCTGCCATACGGTACTCTGCTACCTCTTTATTCATAGCAGCATTCAAGTACCCTTCTTCGTACTTATCTCGGAAGAACCAAGACACTTCTTGTCTTTTCTTATCAAACTCTTTAAAGGGCTCAGCCTCTGTAGTAGCAGCTAATGCCCCTTGTACAGCACTTCTTGCATCATACTTAGGTTTAAGTTCTTGGTAAGCACCAACAGCCCCTTTGAACAAGCCACCTAGTAAAGCAGCAGTACTACTCTGCTTAGTCTGGGCTTGCTCTAATCTAGGAGAAGCTACCCCTACCATCAGATTAGCTTCTGGTGTCTGTACTTGTGCTACTGGAGTTTGTTGTACTCTCTCAGGTCTAATGATAGGCATGTACTTTCCTTATTTCCACGTGTTCCACTGTTTGAATGTTTTATCAAATCCAAAGGTACTCTTTACAGAACCCCACCAGTCTGTACCAGTACCTGACTTAACATCAGTAGGGGCGGCAGGTTTAGTACCACCTGCGGGGGCTAGTTTCTCCATACCATAAGACATGGCTACTGAACCAGCAGCCTGACCAAAAGCACCTAGGAGCATACCAGCACCTTGCGAGTAATCTTCTTTCTGAAAGCTGTACTTAGTCTGGTCTACACCTTGTTCTAGCATTAAGTCAAAACCTAACTCAGCTTGCTCTAGGGAACGTAACTCACCAGCAACAGCCCTATCTATACTAGTATTGATAGTGCTCACTGCATCTTGTACAGAAGCACCTATAGTATCAGAAGCAGCACTAGCCTGTTGTACTTGGGCTTGCTGTGCTGTACTAGCTTGGGTAATGTTAAAGAGAGAGGCAGCAGTCCTCTCCCTAGTTAAAGCACGTTGAGCATTAATCTGACCTACATTCTTAGCTTGTTGAAGCATAAGCTGCTTGTTGTAAGCCTGTACAGCTTTGTTCTGCTCAATACTTCTCTTATCTTCTGCACCAGCTTGGGTAATACCACCGAACAATGCGGTAGCTGCACCAGCCAATATCATAGGGGTCATTTAAACTCTCCTTCTCCGCATGTTGTACTTGAGAATGTATGAAATATCTAGGACATTCATTTCCCTTGTACTTGAACTTACTAAGTACATCTCAGTGGTATCAGCATTAGTTCTACAAGGTACAATAACACTTCCTAGTGTGTACAGTAAAGGTTTATCTGGGGATAACTCAGGGCTGTTCAATAGCATTCCAGTGTACAGACCAGAATGGTCTACATCTCTACTGGTATCTACTACGTGCACACTGAACTCTGAGCTGTGTTGTAATGTTACATTGTACCGTAACAACCTAACTGAACCAGCACCAATAACTTTGTTGTTCTCATCTCTTAGCATAGGAGGAGTAGGTGCTAGTACAGAACGGTATCTACAACCTAGGGTGTACTCTCCATCTGGAACACCTCTAGTAACTGTACCAGTACCAGCTAGTACCTCCTCAATACCAACCTCAGCACCATAATCAGGACTAGATCCAGCTCTTGCTAGAACTAAGTCATAACCTTTGGTATGTACATGCTGTAAATGCTGGGGGATACTGAAATGACCATCTTTTACTGTAACAGGTACAGGGTAATCAATTAAAGGGTCTAGTGTAAACTCAGTACTCTTGTATCCCTCTCTTGGGTCTACTGTGCAGATACCTACAGTTGTACCAAAGTCAATGAACAGTACTAACTTCTCCCTAGCAAAGTGAAAGCCTAGGATATTCAGAGAGAACTGCCAAGTGTGCCATGCACTTTGTAGCTTCTCATCAGCACCCCATTGGTACTCATACACAATCAATGAGTCTAGGTTATTAGTACAACCCATAACTACCATATTACCCACTGTACTGGTACTAGCAGAGTACACCCTACCAGCCATGTACTTAGGGATATGCACTGTAGCATCTTGGGAGATGTACTGTGAGCCAGCGTACTGTGATGGGATTAACTCTAAGGCACCAGCATAATTCTGTGTACGTCTACTAAAGTACAACATGGTTTGTCCGGCTGGGACAGCACCTACCCTTGAGTCACATGATAACTCAGAGGTTAGTACTAGACTAGCATTGTTAGGGCTAAGTAAAGAACTACCTGTAGGCACAACAGCCTGCATAGAATCACCTAGGATAATTAAATCCCTATTGAACTGTACAGCACTTCTGAATACACTGTTCTGTGCTGAACCCGAGGCAATATCAATTCTATCAGCATCCAGTAATTGAGTTACTGTACCTCTGTAGAACCTATGAGGTGTACCTGATTTACTCATACACACATAAGCACCAGATAGGAGTACTAACCTACCTTGGAATGTACTCATACCAGTAATGAGTTTATCCTTTAGGAATGTAGGGTCATCATTAGTGTGTTCATCACCAGCTAATCTACCCTCATACACAGGGGCACTCATACTACCATCTAGCTTTAACTCTAGGGGCATGTTCTTAATACCAGTAACTGAACCGTACGCCCCAGCTTCATCCCACTTCCTATCAGCTAGGTTGAACTTGTACCACACAAGAGCAGTGCTACGCATACCCACTGAGCATAAGTACCCATCAGCTTGTGTAGGGAGACGTGCTGGCAAGTCAGATTCAACTTGAACTCTACCCCTACCAGATACGCCTACGTAAGTACTACCAGCATCAGACTCTACTTGAGCGTTCTCTAAACCAGAGAAGAACAGGTACGTACCATCACGGTACACAGTTAAACCTTTCTCTTTCAGTTTCTTCTCTATCTCTGTACTGATGTACTCAGGAGTAGTCTTCTCAGCGTCACCTGTATCAGTACCTTTAGGAGTCTCATAGAACACTTCATAACGATTATTACCAGAAGCTACTGTAACACTGTACCGCTTACTGAAAGCCCCTGATTTGACAAAGAACCAACCAGCAGTACTAGGGTCTATTGTACCTGAAGTATCTTTAACAGCTTCTGGTTTCTGGTGAGTATTCAGTATGTACGTTGTACCACCTATACTAGTAGTCTGAATACTGTGTCTACCTTCTACTGGACTAAGTAAGTACTTCTCTGTACCTGAACTAATCTCAGTCTTTAGGTCATCATCTAGTAACCACCAACGCCCTGTGCTGGTGTCGATACAAAGGTGCATACCGCCTTCACCATCTTCTAAGTACTGTGTGTACAAAGATTGGGTTGTACTAGCCTCCGGAACATTCCATTCAACTGTACTGATTAAACGGGCTATAGGACGTCTACGAACACCAGAAACAGGGTCAGCTAGACAGTTAACCATAGCAGTAACTTGTCCCTGTAATCGCTCCCTAGGGACTTGTTGAGATACCCCTTGTAATAGGGAGGGTACAGACCCTTCTAGTGCTTGTGCCATTGTAGCTCCTAAATACTAATACTACGTCTAATACGGAACCCCTGTGGAGTTCTACTGGTATTCATCTTCTGTACACGTACCTGCTCCATGTGCATTAAACGGTACATTTCTTGGGCTTTCATCTGTAACTGTTGTACGTTATTATCAGTACCTAGGTCATTCATGTAAACCTCAGCAGCAGCGGTGTACGCAATGTACTGGGCAGGGTACTCTGGTAAATCCTCGAAGTCAATACCTAAACGAACTTGTACCTGTACTCTACCAGTAAAGAACTTACTCTGGGTAGCTAGGTTGTACAATACACCATCCCGTATACCGTACAGGTTCCGTCCGACCTTATCGAACACACTCACTGCATTACTAGGTAATTTAATCTCACCTGATTGTGGTGCCTGTACATCCAGATTAACAGTGTTGAACCACCAACCTGTACTAAGTAAAGCTCTAGTACCCCTCTTGATGGCACTCCTAGCTACACCAGCACTAGGGTTACTTGTACTAAGACTCATAATCTCAGACTCACCTAGTGCACTCAGTGTGACATTTATTGCATCTATCAAACGCATACTAACTCCTTGGTTAAAGTCCTAATCCTAAGATGTACTTAGGGATAAAACCTCAAGCCCTAAACGACAAAAAGGGAAAGCCGTTAAGCTCTCCCTTATGTTTAATTGTATAACTTAGTCAGTCTTTTTAGCTTTAGATTTAGCTACCGGCTTAGGCTGTGAAGCCTTCACACCATTAGCAGCATCAATCTTAGCTTGTTTGTACTGAACTTGTGCATGGTACTGCTCTGCACTGAACTTCTTCAAGATAGCCATACTCCCTCCTTACACAGCCTCAGTAATCTTAGTTACTACTGCTGTGTCAGGGCGACGTTGACCTACTGTGTACATAGCGTAGCAGTCTAAGACATTACAGAACTCACGCTCATCATCCCAAATACGCGATGTGAAAGGCTTCGCCTCAACTGTAACCAGTGTCTTGGACTTACTGAAAGTAATCATCTGACACTTAGCTTCATCAGCAGTAACGTTGAACTGAGCACCTAATGGATGGTCTGTAATAGCACCAGTAGGGAACTCTGTGCATTCCACAATAGGAATACCATTCATCACAACAACTCGGCGGTTCTTGTAACCATCTAAGTTAGTATCACCGAACTCACGTGACATGAGTTTAGGGTTATTCAGAATCTGAGAGTACACATCAGGAGATACAAGTGTTACCATGTCCATTAAAGGTACTTTACGCTTGATTAACTCATTAATACCTTCTTTATGTGCTTCATTCAGCATTAAGCCATTAGCTTCTAATTCAGCCTCAGTCTTCGCATCAGATTTAATACTTACTTCAATCTCGACACCGTCTTTGAATGCTGGTTTAAGATGCTCAGGTGCTTTCCACTCACGACCTTTAATCAACTGGATGATGTGTGCTTGGTCAAACGTCTCTGCGAACTCTGAACCATTGTTCTGACCCATCTCAGATAAGAAGTCTGGTGCAGTCCAATCATCTTGATAGTCAATAGGGTTACGGATGTACAGAACTGTGTCAACCGTGATTACTAACTTATCATTACGTACTGGAGTCGGCTCTAGTGCTTGACCTGATTGACGACCCTTAACTTTACTAGTACCCAGTCGGTCAATACGGATAGTATTAGAGCGTTCTGCTACTGAACGTTGAGAGGATAAGCCCAAGAAGATTGCTTGGTACTGGAAGCGTGAGTCCACTTCATTCTGGTAAATCTCTAAATGGATATCATCAGTAGATGCAGCACCACCCCAGTGTGGACGGGTTAGTGCATCTTTATAAATTGTATCAGCCATTGTGTTTCCTTAAATTTAAAATGTATTTTGTATTAGTACTGCTTAATGAGGGTCAGGTAGTAATAACTACCAACCGCGGGCACGACCTGCTTCTCGACGTTGTAACAAGGAGTTGTACTTCTCTTTGAACTGTGGTGACTCTAGTGAACGATTACCAGCCTCCTTACGTAATTTAGAGTACTCTTCCTTGAACTCGGAGGCACTTAATGCACTAAGACTAGGAGAGCCAGAACCTTTGAGATTATTTCCAACATTAGGAATAGCTCCAGAAGACTTACCAAACTCAATAACAACTGAACTTGCTTCTAGGATATTCCCTGATTGAACAGCTAAGTTAACAATGTTCTTGAGGTACTCTGGGGCTTGGCTTTGGAATACAGAGTTAGTGTAATCCCATTGCTCCTTACCACCTGCTTGTTGGTACACAGCCTGTACTGTGCTTTCTTGTTCTCGCTTAGAGTCTTGGATGTACGCCTTAGCTAATGACTCAGCTAATGGTGCATGCTCCTTGAACTTCTCTTTGATGTACTCCAAGTCAATTAAGGACTCATCACCAGTCTGTAAAGCAGCTCGGACAGCTCGCTCCATATCTTGAGTGGTACACCCTGTAACAGACTCAAGAGTCTTTAGCCCAGAATCAATAACAGCATTACCAGTACTGAAATCAGAACCTGCTACTGTTGACTGGGGGGTAGTACTGGTAGGGGCTGTTGCTGGTGCTTGCTTTTCAACTGGTACTCCTTGGTTGTTGGGTGGATTCTTAGCTTGGGGAACACCCTTAGGTAAACCTAGGTCTTGTACCTGTTCTTCAGTACTTGTGTCTTGGGTTTGAACTTGTTCAGTCACTACAATGCTCCTGTCATTTGTGCTACTAGATTAGGGTCTGACATACCAGACTGAGCCTGTTGTTGTTGGGCTTCTAAATCAGCCTGCTCTTGTTGTTGCTTGAGTTGTTCTGGTGTGTACGTTATCTCAGACACATCGATACTGAACCCTTGCATAATCTTATCTATAACTGCATCTTGGTTGAACCTTGGAGATACTTGTGCAAGTACAGGTAGAATCTGTTGGATACTCAACGTAGCTTGTAGTAACCTATCAACCTGTACAGATTTATTAACAACACTAGCACCAACTTGTAGTTGTAACTGTGCTTGGTTATTAAGTAGGATAAGATTTAACTTAGGCTCTACCTCAAACAGTAGTAGATGTGCTAGAGGTTTCAAGAACGTCTCAGAGATATGAGAGAACACTGATAGGTGTCCTACGTTAGTCTCTTGAATAACAGCCCGAATCTCCTCAGCAGTAACACGTTCAGCCTGTCTGAAGTTCCCAGTGTACATAAACGCTTGAGATAACTCTTGGAAGATACTCTGAATCTCAGCTTGGATAACCTGCATCTTCTGTGATGTGCCACCCTCATGAGCAAAGATACCATCTTTCTCAGCTTGGAGGTACTCACCTACAGCAGCGTCATCTAATTGCTGGATATCTAACCCAGTCTGTGAGGCTACAAAGTTAAGTAAACGTAGACTCTCAATCTCGTACATCTGTAAGGCTGTACTCAGTTCAGATAATCTAGCAAAGTCTGGTGCATAATCCTCTACGATACCCCGTCCGTAGTGCTCACCCGTGTTTAGATTAGCAGTACATACAATGTACGGACACAGGTTCTTAGGGTACGTACTAACATCGTCGAGAGTAATACCTTGAACCTCTTGTGTAACTTCCCACACGTTCTTTTGTTTGTTCAAACGTACTTGGGTGTACAGTGTAAGATTCTCCCATTCAGGTTTATCTTTGAACTCTGTATTACGTAATGTCTCTGGTAGGTCTTGTACTTGTACACGTTCTTTAATAATAATACAAGTTACATTCCCGTACCCATCTCGATTAACCACGTACTGTCTAAGAGAGTACACACTAGTATCATAATTACTAGGGTCACGGTACAGTAAAGCATTGCCAGTAATAACTAAGAGTTTAGCTAGATGAGAGTACTTACTATAGGATGTACCTGTAATAGCTCTTGCACTAGCATCAGCAGCCCATTGGATTAACTGAGATTCGTACTGGTCACTAGAAATGTTTAACCCTGATTGTACTTCACCTTGTAAAGCATCATCTAGTTTAATACTAAAGAATGGTGTGTTATCGGGGATAAGTGATTGTACAATCTTACTAGCTAATGAGTTAACTAACCTAGCACCTTTACTCTGGTAATCACGTTCCATCAGGACACGCTTACCATCTTGTACTGTATCAGGTTTAAGCATTACACTAGGGATAGTCCACCTAGCTAGTTGTTCAGAAGCTAGTACAACATTTGAGTCTTCATACCGCTTGTACAAAGACTCTAGCTTTTCTTGTTGCAAAGGAACCTCCTTACATTAAGCCAAGTGTAGTTCCCACCGATGCAGTTTTCTTCTTCTTAGTACCTAAACCTAAGGCATCTAATGAGTCAGCAGAACCACCAGCCTCAACCATAGCTACATTATCCTTGGCTTGACCTTGGAGTTTCATAGCTTCTTGTTGCGCGGTTAGCTCACGCTCCATACGCTCACGTTCAGCCTTAGCTTCTCGTGCAGCTCGTTCTGCTGCTGCTGTGTTAGTTAAACCTACTGTATCAGTAATGGTACTAAGACCTTTCTTTAACGGATTACCACTCATGGTACTTTCCTCAATGTAATAACCCTTTGTGTAGGGCTTGTGTGTTTAACGTGTAAGTACTGGGAGCAACCACATAACTCAGCACATGCATAAATAGTACCTAGGTGGGTAGTACCTACACTAATATTACCACGTACTACTGGATTAATAACATTAATAGTACATTGAAATACATCACCATAGTGTATATCCCTAGTACCATACCCAGCTACTACACCTAGTACATTATCGTACTGGTCTTTGTAGTACATACTAATATCTGAATTCTTTATATAATCATAAGTTAGTTGTATGTACTCTAACTCAGTAAGTAATAATCTGTGTTTATCATGCTTGTAAACACTTCTAATACCTCTAAGGAATTTCTTAGAGTACAGTACATGATTAGGTATTCTCATGGTCTCCCCTAGGAGGTACAGGGTGTGTATAGTAGTAAACCCTTTTAATACCTCAACGTGTCCGCTAAACAAGGGGGTTAGTACATTTAATAACCAACCCCTATCCTAAGTTACTGTTTAATCAACAAAAGAAAAACTCACTATCTTTAACCAGTTCTAAATCTAAATTACCTTTTTCTGGGATACTTAAGTCACTGAGGTCTGCTCCTAGTTTAGTACCCTGCTCGTACAAGTGCTGGATAGGGTCAAAGTGTTTGTACAACTTAATGAACTGCTCTCGGATAACCTCATGCATTGTATCAACATCACAAGCATGTGTAGCTACTGAATCATGAATAGGCATGATATCACCATCAAATGCATTTATAACCATACACAAGTGAGATGCATCACATCCATGTACTAAGTTAGGTGCTACTCCTGCACCAGCCTTGCGCTTGTTAGTCTTATTGAATTCCCTACGGTACGCTACTACACGAGTTAAACCCATACTATTAATATCAACACGAGTCTGTTTAATGTCCGCGTATTGGTTAATCACAAGGCCACCTACAGGGGTGTACCATTCTAGCGGAGTATCCTTGGGCATTCTTCTAACTATATCCTGAAAGAACTTCATAGCCTCAGCAGCTTTAGGATTTGCATCAGCTATACTATCCCGTACTAGAGGTGTTAAGTACACACACAAACTAAACAACCCAAAACCATCTATCCCTGTGTAACCCTCATCAGTAGCCCCCAAGTACAGGTACTTAGTTCTACTCTGGTCTGTAGCTGAGTATGTGTAAGTCATAGTTGGACGTTTACTCATACTCCTAGTCATTGGATTGACTTGCCAGTACCTACTTTGGACTAACTTATCAGGTTTGTTAGTGTCTAGGATTAACTTAGAATTAACTCGCTCTACCACATCCATGTACAAGTCAGCTTTCTCGTCTACCCCTGTGCTGTACAAATTCACTAATCTACCTGCTACTTCATCACGAGTCATACCAGCGTAATGCTGTGAGCCAGAGTTAGTTGCATCCATAGCTACAGGAACATTGCTCAAGTACTCACTAGGAGAGCCTGAATCAATCGCTGAGATGGTTTCATGACATGCTGCAAGGAAACACCACGGGGAATCTGCTTGAGCCATTACAGAGCTATTCAGGGGGTCTTTCAGCATCTCCCTGATAGTACCTTCATTCTCATCAAACCATTTAGCTCGTAACTTAAAGCGCTTCTTATCGTATCCAAACTGAGTAGCACAGTGAACCTTCAGCCAGAACAACCCACGTTCACCCAGTGGCTTCTTGGTGCTGAACAGTAGCATAGCCTTCTGTAAATCAGAACCTTGTGGATTAAGTCTAGACTTGAAGTACAATCTGTACCGCCAGTCTACGCATGTAGGAAAGAACAGGTACGGCTCGTTCTTGAATTCCTCCGCTAATTCAATAGTGTTCTTAATAGCTTGTAACTGTTGGATACGTTCACGCTCTTGGTCATGCCATGTAACACACTGAATCTTCCACTCAGTGAAGTCTTCCATCTCCTCTGGTGTGTACTGCTCTTTGGGAATACCATCTAAGTACCACTTAGGTCTGGGTTTACCAATGGTACTAGGCATACCTATACCAATACCCAACCCCCTAGCTGTGTGTACCATGTTCAGTATGTACTTGTTAATACAGTACGGAACCTCTTGTGCCTTATTAAGTCCTGCTCTGAGTGTATCAGCTTTAATAAAGGCTTCATTTATTCTCTTAAGGTCTTTTCTAGGTAGGTTCTTGTGTCGGTACGTACCACGTTTATCTGTGTTAGCGTTCAAGTACCCGCCATCAAAGATAGTTCTATGAGGTACAGGTGGTACAATCATAGGGGGTGTAATTCTAATAAAGTCTGCTTCTGTTTGTACATCTGTAATAACGCCTAGTACTGCATCCGATGGTGCTAAGTAGTTCATACCACCTGTATGAGATTCCCATCTGAACAATCCTGTGCTGTACAGAGCCTGCATCAAGAGCTTACCTACACCCATACACTGGGGGTTACTCCAAGGCTCATGCTCAAGGTGTACTGCTTGTGCTGAGGCTCTGTACGTCTTCATGATATGAGTTTGAGATTTAGTGTTCTTCTCTTTAAGGTACTCATGCACACGGTTCATGTAAGCTGGGGCGACCGTCTTCAGTTGGTTCCCCAGTAACTCACTTTGTACCATGCTTCCTAACTTAGCTAAGATTTGTTGTGCAGATACAGATGGACTCAGTCCAGCTACACCTAAACATTGGAAAGCAATACTAAGAGAGGCTGCAGCTAGTACATCAGTCTTAACACCTCGTAATAACTTGATGTACTTCCCACCCACCGATGCACCTTTAGTGGCTTTAATAGCATCTATCTCGGTACACACAGTACCATAAGCCACACCAATGAGCCTCTGGATAGGTAACAGGTCAGCAGTTCGTCCACCCTTGATAGCCTCAAGAATAAGACGCTTACTCTCTGTTAAGCTCTTTTGGATGTACTCTTGTTCTATTTCAAGCTGTCTCTGTAACTGCTGTTCTGTTACTCTCATTAAAATTCCTTACAGTAGTATTCCAAACTGGATAAGACAGTACTTACGGATACTCTCTTTATCTTCTTTAGGTACTTTCGTGTTTAAGTAGTACCTACTGGTATTGATATCCCCCACCTGCATTAGGTCATGGATAGTACTTAGATAGAATTTACCTTTGATTGTACTAATTGTACCAACCTCACCCTTGAAGCCATCTAGTTCGTCTTGATGTACCATAAACCCTCCTTAGGATTAACAGCATTTAGAATTTGTTTGTACTTTCTTTTGAATGCCCACAGAATCCCTACAACGAACACTGTGGCTACCATTGCTTCAACTGGAACCATTCTAACCTACCTTAGCTTTAACAGCTTCACGGGCTTTACGCTCAGCCCTACGTTTACGTTCTTTAGTGTTACGTTGCACTCGCTTCTCTTCTTCTGTGAGGTGGTTATAGTAAATGAGGTTGGTTGGTTCTTTCTCAAGGTACTGAATCAGTTGCTTCAAGTACTGGATTATATCTTTGTAATCCATACTCTTAGCGCCCCACCTACCTGCTGCATTAGCCACCTTACCTTCAGAGCTATTACAAGAGCGATGCAGTACACCCCGTATTAATCCCGTATCGTGTGAATGGTCAAGTACCATCTCACCCTTGATACTTAGGTCAATAGGTTTAAGACACACAGCACACAACCCACCTTGTTCCTTAAGTAGCTTTAGGCTAGTACTACGTACCTGCCCTCTAGTAATCTTACGGTAATTACTCATCAAAGATAAACCCCTCTAGTTCTTGTACCGCAATCCAGTAGCTCTCTGGGTCTTGTAGTTTCAGCTGCTCTAGGTGAGTCTGTAAAGCTGTCTGCTCATCCAGTGTGAATAATTCAATAGCTCGCTCAACTTGTAAGTTCATTCATTATTGTTCCTGTGTAGTTTGAATCTGATGTTGCACGTACTGCTCATGGTACACACCCAATCCTTGAATCCACTCTCTTAGAATAGGATCTCGGATAACCTCTAAGATGTACTTACACGCTGAGTCATCTGGTGTTCGTCTAAGCCACATCATCTCTGCTTCTGCTAGTACATCTTGTTGAATGTTGGCGTACTGCTGTATAACCCACTCAGCGCATTCTGTTTCATCTGTGAAGTCTTGTAGTGCCTCATATGCTCCTATATCCCCGCAGTTCTTGCCATGTAACTTCAAGATACCTTTTACATTATCAGCGGTATCTCCAGCTAGCATCTGCCACCAGAAGAACTTAGTACCATGCCCTTTAACTGGGGAGGCTTCTGTTCTGTCTAAGGTGATGTACCCGAACCTGTCTTTTAGTTTAGGTTGTACTGAGCCTGTCTTAGCATCCCACCTACTAGCTGGGCTAAGTCTTAAGTCTTTGTCACCTGATGATACAATACAATTCTCTAAGCTGTAAGAGTCCTGTACTATCAAGTCATCAGCCTCATGCCAGTAATCGTACACGATACTAATACCCTCTGAATGGTACTCAGTAGGGTTATTAATTAGGTGTTGCTTCAATGGCTCACGTAAAGGTATCTCTACCTTGTTCTTTCTATTATCTTGGTATCTCTTGACTGATGGGTACCAGTACCTATTACACTTAGCATTACCGGATGGTGTAATGAACACCCTGCACTCCTTAGTCCCTGTCAAGAACATCTCTGTAAGGACTTCTTGATAGAACCTACGGATAGCTGTCTTAAGTGTCTTAACCGTGGCACTGGCTCTGTACACACTGAAATCACCATCATACAGAAGCACAGAGCCTTGATTAGCGTACTGGAACTGTTCAGCCAAGGTACTCAAGTCTATACCTTGGACTTGCATTATCACACCACCTCTTCTAAATTCTCTTTGAAGATTCTAAAGTCAAAGTTAAACTGGGACTGCGCAATACAACGTGCATCTTCGTAAGTATTATCTTCATCTAGTATCTTGTACTCATCGTCACCAATGATATCAGCAGCAATAAGTGCCTCACGCCAACCATCAGCTGTAACTACAATACTAGGCATCATCTCTTCACCAAGTACAGCAATAAATACCACTAGGAATTGTTTCATTCTGTAACTCCTTTAAGTTCTTTAAGTACTAAGATACAAGCTAAAGCATCAGTGATACAAGCTAGTGTATGCACTGGGTCATAATCTTCTGGGTTAGTGTACATACACCCAGTCAGTGCAGCACCTACTGTGTAAGCATTGTGGGCAAGTACAAGAGCTAACCCCTGCTGGTCTAATGCTTTGATTTTATTCATAGTATCTGTAGTTTCTGATACCTTTAGGAAGTCCTCTTTAATATTATCTAGGTTGTATGAGAACTGAGTACAGAAATTAGATAAAGATTCGTATGCTGTATCCGGTTTCATACAATCAATACCAGTGACCACTTTACGTACAATATATAATAAGTCTGTGTTAAGCATAAGTCCTCTGTAAGCCCCTGTACGGGGCTGTGTTGTGTTATTACATTAAGGGTGTATCATCACACCAATCAGCATCATTTCATTCTGCTGGGGCTGGTGGAGCCATTGGTGCTACTGGTGCAGTAGGTGCTCGAGGCGCTACAGGAGCCTGTGTAGCTGATGGGGCTTCTGGTGCTGGTGCCTCTAGGTTCGGGACACCACCCTCTAACAGAGCCTGTAAAGGAGAGCCTTCGTAGTCTACTGCCTTTAAGATATCTTCTTGGATAAAGTTCTTACTCTTACCTTTATCATTAGTACCGTCAATGTACAATGCATCCCATGTCTCTTGAGTTGGATTACTCCATAAGAACAGACGTAACTCAGAGGTATCTAACTCAGGTAACTTCACAGCCTCTCCTGTCTCTGGGTCAAACTTAGGTAGTCCTGTGATAGTCTCTAGGTTAATCTTGTTGTACTCTTTACCCTGACGAGATGTTTCTTTCGTTACTTCAAACTTAAACGCTTGACCCAGCTTCTGAGCCATGTGCTTAATATCACCTTTCAGGTTCAGACGGTCAAACAGTTTCTTAAAGTTAGCTTTCTCACCGTTACTGTAAGCCATTGGGAATGGACGAATGTACGCAATCTCTCCAGTAGGACTGTACAGTTTAAATGCTACCTTAACAGTTAGGACAGCTGGCTTACCTGTTGGCTTACCATCTTTAGTTGGTAATTGTTTACCCAACTCAATGTACTCTAAGAAGTGACCGTAGTATGTACCATTCTCTAAGATGGTGCTGCCACCACCACCCTTAGATGTTTCAGTCATATCAATTGAAGATGTTTCTAAAGCTGTTTCTACTAAACAGTTTAATTGTTCTAGGATATTCATCAAGTATTCCTTATGTTTATGTTATTACGTTGTGTGGGTTCTGTACTACTTATTAATCTTTAGTTGACTAATTGAACTTTCCAGTGAGTGGGTCTTCCCCATACCCGTAGTAAACTAGAACCTAGGGCTACATAGTACCTATAATTTAGTTTTAAATATGTAGTAGAGCTAATCCCTTTTATCCGGAACTTCTCCCCCGCCTCAAGGGCGCCCCATACAATCAGGTCTTCCTCTGGGTCTACTATGTCTACTATTTTCTCAAAACACACTGCCCATAGAGTATCTTTGTCGGAGGTGTTCCAGCATGAGTTAGTTTGGTCTAGAACATCTAGAATGATGTTATCACCCTCAATAGCCACTACTGTATAATCCCCATTGTATACACCACGATTAGTGGTAACAACATCACCTACTTTAATATCTTCAAATTTCATAGTATCTCCTAGTGTATCCTGTACGTGGTTGGTACGCTTGTACCCCACCACATTTTGTTTAATTTGTCAAGTACTAAGTATCACTTAAACTGTAATTGCATAATCTCTTGCACTGCTAACTCTGGTTTACCTTCTTGTAATTTCACATCATACACTGTACCAACCTTTAGGTGTTCTCTGTTAAGGTAATTCCTAGAGTCACCTATGAATGTCCCTCTACCCATTAGACGTACTACAGCTGTACTGTGCTCATCTTGTACAGCTTGCACCTCCTCATGGAACCCTGAGTCGCTTACTACCACATGACTGTACTGATGTGCTGCTCTGGATAGGTACTCACCGAAGTACCTGTTACCGTACTTAGGTTTGATTATACACTCTGAGACGTGTATAGCTGCCTCTCGTGGTGTCATTCCATTGTACAAAACATTAGGCTTCTCTTTGTGTTCTCTATGGTTCAAGTCCTGCACCACTTCAATAGGAATATTAAAGTGGGAACTCATACACTGGAACAAAGCATCTTTGAATTGCAACTTCACGTACCCGTACTGTTGTACAATCAAGTCAGCTATTGTGTCTTTACCAGCACCAATTGGTGCGTTAAGGATAATAATACTACTCACTCAACACCTCTTTACATAATTGCACAATTACCATTATAGTTAATACCATAACAAATCCCATTAGTGCTGTGAGTACTACACTCATTTAACCCCCTTACTAACTCCAACCCAACGCCCATTTGAATCTAGTAACATAGGGATAATCTGTGGACACCCATCAGTAATAACCAGACACCCTAGGATTGGTTTGTTCCGGCTTAACTTACCATACGCAAACGCAAGACTTTTATTATCAATTAAACACCCTGTGTGTGCACCAAAGTACAATGCTGATGAACTTGCTGCATAAGTAATATCTAATTTCCCATGGAAATGTCCTATCACTAGGTTAGTTCTCTCATGAGAGGCATTCAGCATTAGGTCTCCTGATACTTGGTGTTGGAACCGTACAGCACCCATTGGCGTGTTCAGTACCCACGCATCAGCCCATGACCAACCTTGTGCTTTATGTTCGGGGAACAGTATCTCTCGATACTTCTTAATCATTTGTGCTGGTAAGCCATGTGCCTTGGCTCTGCGGTAAATTAATGAACCGTGATTTGAATCACACACCAAGAGGTTAGGGAATAGTGTATGTAACTTCTCTAACCCTACCTTAGCCTTCTCTAACTCAACACCCGCACTATCTAGGTTGGGGTCTGAATCATGAAAGCTGATAGCATGACCATCAGTCTCATCACCTATCTGTACTACTGTATCAGGCTTGTACCAATCACGGACATGCTCTAAGAAAGCATAGGCATCTTGATGGGTGTAAGGCTCATGTAAATCACCAATACACAAGATACGATTACTCATCTTAGGGATGTATGTCTCTGTACCTATATCATCAGTAGGGGATGGTTGGACTAACTTACGCTGTTCCTTTAGTTGGTTGTTAGCCTTGGATTGAGAACCGTTATTATCAATGTAAATCTTACGCCAGTACCGTACAAGTTGACGTGATACTACCTTATCTTTTAAGAGGGAATTATAAGCATTAGCTGCTTTAGTATCATCTTTGTAGTGTTTCAGAATTTCAATGTGTTGTTCTTTACAGAATAAGTCTTTCAGTTTGTACTTAGCCATTTCATACCCTTTACAATTTAAATGTTGACTCTTTGATTAATATATGCTACCCTGTTTAAACCCCTCCTAGGGATTCCCTATCTATACTCCTAGAACTTGCCTAATACTAACTTATTAAACTTATCTTGCATTCTAAGAACCCTAGCATCTGGTACAGGTTTCAACCACTCTAACCCTGTGACCTTAGAACCAACTAACTCACCTTGTACTGGGTCAATATAAACTTGATTCATAGTACAGTCAAAGTTATCTAGGATTTCTTTGATACTACCGTAACGTGAACCTAGGATATCTACATCAATACCGTCGATACAAGTCTTAACGCAGAAGTACAATCTCTCATCGAAGTCATGACCTTTCTCAGTATCGCCTCTCTGGTACGCAAACACACAGTACGCTGTAACATCTAGTACTCGACGTAAGTAACCACAGATACTCTCAGCTACATGGAATGCCTCAGACTCCGTTAGGTGTTCCCCTATAGGTACTAAGATATCCACATCTTTGGTACTAGCTCCGTACAGTACATCACGGGCACAGCCCCCTGCTGGGTAGCCCATCAGTACTGGACAGTTATCAATTGTACGCGTATCAATTTGATTTAATATTGATTGTACTACTTCATTAATATTTAAGATTTGTTTGATGTCCATTCTTTAATCCTTATTTAGTTAAGTTTAAACCTTGTTTAGAGAACTCTTCCACACTAGGTAAGTGCTTCTTGTTGTACATACTCTGCCCTGCTTCTGCTGCCGCTGGGAATGGAACCTGACTAATAATACCGTAATTAGGGAATAGTTTAGCAATCCGTTTAGGTGCTTCTTCCATACAATCCTTAACTAAGTTACCTGCAAGTACAGCTGTTTCGTAGTCTGCTGTGTCTAGGTACAACGCATCGTGTACGTTCGTAATAAGACAGCACTTACCATCGAAGAAGTTGTTTTGAATTAACTTGCGGATAACCATTCCTGCTGCCACAGCCATCAAGAAGAAAGCCTCACCCTGACACCAGTAGTTAGCCATCTCCGTATCTTTGTAATCAAGTACCTTCTCCTTCCCCCTACCGTTAACCTTATCTTTCCATTGCTCTCGTTGAGTGAAGGCGTACTTTGTACCAGCTGGACTCTGCCAGTACCCTGTTCTTACTAACTTAATTGAGCCATCGTCCATACTAAGGCGTTGTAGATTCCCTTTCTCCATACCTGATGCTTCTACTACTTCACGTACCTTACTTCGGTATCCTATGGTTACTGGGAATAACTTCTCCTCATTATCTAAGAAGTCTTGTGCTTCTTGTAATGGAATACCCGTAGCAAATGCAATCCCTGCTGCACTAGCTCCGTACTGTGCAGCGAAGCTAGGGGATTTTATCTTACTTCTCAGTGACTTATAATGCTTATGCTCTGGGTGTTCCTCGTTGTGACACTTCTCGTACACACTCTCATAATCCTCACCTAGTTTAAACGCTAAGCGATAACAGTGCATATCCGTACCATCAAGGAGTAATTGCAGTAACTCTGTGTCACCTGTGTGAACACAACTCATTACAACTTCAAGTGCTGAGTAGTCAACCTCAATGATGTACCCTTGTTCACCGTAACGACTAGTGAACATCTGCTTGACTTTACTATTACCATCTTTAGGTAAATTCTGGAGATTTGGATTACTACTACTTAACCGTGCTGTGGTGGTTGCACATGTATTGAGTCTATGGTGTACTATACCTGAACCATCTTCTGATGTGGGTATAACGTACTGTAGCATACCCTTAACTTTTTTAAGCTCTCCTTCCTTGTTTAATTCCTCTCTTAGGTAGTACGTTCCTGTATCTTTCTCTAAGCCAGCTAGCTCAACTAAATGATTAGCAAACCCAAAGCCTTGTTTAGCGAGTGCCTTCATTATGTCTGTGCCTGTGCTGTACACAGGAGTACCACAAGGTAATCTCAAGGCAGTTACCCACTCACCCTGTTTACCTTTATCATTCCAGAACAGTTTCTCTTGAAAGATACTAGGTAGGTCTGGTATTTGAACTAACCCCTTGAAGGTATACAGTGACTCACCCCATTTAAGTTTCTCTGTATCAGAGTTAACCTTAAATACTTTGGGTAGCCCCTTGTTACGTCCTGACTTATACACCGTTAGTTCTAAGTCTGACTCCTCACTGTACTGGTCAACACCAATGTATGACTCTGTACCTAGTACCTGATACGCTTCAACCTGCTCGTACTTCTTAGGGCTGTAAGACACCTTGTGTTTGTACTTAACAGAACCCCCAAACACCAAGGCTGATACATGGTACAGACTCCCCCAGTTAAACTCTAATTCATCGGGTAAGTCATCAGGCATGTACTCTTGGAGATGTTCTTTAAGAACTAGAATCTGTGCTTCTTGCTCAGCTTGATTAGCTTTAGCAACTGGCATGTTCACGTACATACCGAACCACTCGCAGTAAGCAAAAGCTAGTAAAGCATCCATCCTCTCCCAGCACATACTCATCATGTTTTCTTGTGTAAGTACAGCCGTTTGCCCGTAGAACACTGTGGCGGTATTAGCTACATCACCCTCTACTGGGTCAGTTAAGTACTTATGTAACATCATAGGGTCTATCTGTGAGGTTAGTACACCTTGCTCCCAGAGTATCTTAATACCATCAACCTTATGAGTCCCGCCGTACTTAGGGGCTGTCTCGTCTAATGATGGGTACGTGCTCTGTTGTGCTGTGACTAGGTACTCACTGTGCATCGTACACCACACCCTACCACCACGTTTAAGGAAGTTCTCAAACTCCTCTCTAGCATGTGTAAGGAACCATGATATCTCATAAGCTGCATTGTGTGCTACCAGTAACCAACAATCATCAGGGATACTCAACCATGAGCTTGGTTGTGCTTTCAGGAACTCTTCTTTAGAGTTGAACCTAATGCTTTGTACTTCTCCTACTGTGTTATCCCTATCAACTCTCCAACCAGATTCTACCACGTAGTTATCTGGACAGTATGGACTAGCCTTACTTCCGTAGTACTCATGATTCTCTGTCTCTAAGTCTATAAACAGTACACTACTCATTATATACCCCCTTTAATAGTTCGGACTGATAACTCAATATGCCTGTGTATGCATCTATATCTAGGACATCGTAGACACCTTCAAAAAAACCGTCCATTACCTCTACAGCCTCGTACATCAGTTCGTCATCATAACTGAATTGTATAGGCGTTAGTGTGTTTCTATTAAATAGTACAAACATACTCATAATCCTGCTCCGTCATCAAAGTGGCATGTTGCCCCGTTGAATTCAACCTCAAACCGAATATCAGAACTCATGCCCGACCTAGCCAGTTTATTCTTAGGGGTACTGATACCCCGTAGAGTATGAAACTCTGCTTCATCGAGTCTACCCATAAATATGGCTAGGTCTACCGCCCCCTGCACCCCTACCTTACTTTCTTTTAAGTGGTGTAGTGCAGGGTACAGGGTATTGAATCCATCTTTAGATAATTGAGATGTACCTATGATAATACAGTCGTGCTCACACCCTAGGACTCGTAACTGTTGCCAACGAGCCTCTAGGTTCTGATGCTCAGTCTCGTACTGACCACCCCTTATATTAGCTACCATGTCAATGACAAGGATAGCTGGCTTAGTCTCTTCAAGTAAGGCAGAGATTTGACCCATTGTCATAGAGTGCGCGTCTTTAAGACGTACTGTGCTTAACCCACCTAGAACACTTTTGATGGTCTTTTCTAAGTCACCAGTACTGTGCATACCCTTTAGCTCTTGCATGGTCTTGTGACCAGCTACAGCTTGGTAGAATCGTGTTCTACTTCTACTAGCCATACTTTCATTAACGAGCCAGTACACACACCGTTGTTTGTACTTCTCTTGTTGTTGCATTTGATGGACTAAAGAAGTCACTATGTTGGCTATTAATGAAGTCTTACCAGCATCAGGTGCTGCGGCTACTAGGATTAAGTCACCCCCTCTTAAAGCTCTAATCTTATCCTTAAACTCTTTGAAGATACACAACTTAAGACCTGAATCATCATCTGTGTCATTAAGTAATTCACTAAGACTTGTATCTTCCCACTCAATAAGACTGGCTTGTGTACCAGCAACTTGTTTGTACTTCTTGGTTAACCCTTGTAGCTCCTCAAGGATATCTATTTCAGCACCCTCTTGATAACTCTTGATTAGCGAGCCAGCTTCCCCAGAGTAAGCTAACTCTGTTAGTTCTTGTGCTACAGATACAGACGTACTATCTGGAACCTCTTGGACTTTCTTCATTAAAGCCTTAAGAAGTACTAGCTGTTCCTTGGGTAGTTGGGAGCCTCGTAATGTTAAGAGTGTCTGCATACTCTCCCAATGTACTACTGTATCATCAGGGTACGTACTCCAGTACAGTTTTAACCACCCTAGTAGAGCCTGTGTGTCAGCACTAAGCATCTCCTTTGGTACTGTATCAACCAAGGCATCCCATGTCTTACGCTTACACAGGGCTTTGATTATATTAGTATCTGAATTACTCCGTAATTGCATTAAGTATCTCCTGACATGTTAAATCCTTGGGGTCAAAACCTTGTTTAGCGAACGTACTCACTGAAACAAAGTTACGTAAATCCTTTTGGATTGTTGCTGTTCCTGTGTAACCTGCTGTATCACCATCTAGCATACACAACACAGGAATCTCATTCTGAACTATAAAAGCCCTGAGTTGTACACACAACCGTGTCCCTAGTAAAGCTATGCATAGTACAGAGCCGTCTCCGAATTCTTGTTGTACGTACTGGACTTTCCTAGCTGATAAATAATCTTCTGTAAGTACAATCAAACGAGGGTTCTGTACTGCTCCTGCTATAGCAAACCTAGCTACCCCGTTCAACTGTAACCATTTGGGCTTCAGAGAGTCTTTGAGTGCCCTAGCCATGTACACACTCTCCGATACCTTAAACACTAATCTACCTAGTGAAGGGCTGTACAATGCATCTGGTAGCATACTCGGGTACATACCCTTACTAAGTAGGAACTTGTACAACTCCTTCTGTGTGTACTCATCAAGGGATTGGATAGGTACAGTATCATCAGGCAGTACCTTAACCTTTGATTGGTCTTGGTGCTCCTGTAACCGTACAAACTTCTTAGCTTTGTACAACCTCACGTGACATCTGTGACAGTACGAACTCCAAGAGTCTACTGTGTTGTACACAACCCTACTTGTATCAGCCCCACAGCAACGCATCCTTGCGTTGGTTCCTTCTGGTATACTCTTGGCTAGGGATAACCAAGGTTCAAGCATAGTAAGCCTTCAAGGAATCTAAAACCCCCTCAAAATCCCTTGTTATATATTGGGAGATATCAGAATCGCCCCACCAAGTGTTTAAATCATTGTATCTTCCTTTAACTTCCCCTAGTGGGAACAAGGCGGCTAATTGCTTCTGTGTATCTAGTACAATTAAAGTATCTGTGCTTGGAAACTCGTATAATTTAATCATTTTGTAACTCCTTAATTAGCTGTTGTTTGTTCTCTTCAGAACCATATGGGCACATACTACAGTAAACCCCATAACATAGTCCTCCGAGTTCACCACATAAATCATCTACATCGCTCTGCTCTAGTATTTTAATTAAACTTTCCTTTAGTACACTCATTAATGTAACTCCTCTTTTAAGAAACCCCATGCTGGGTTGTTGTACTTCGAGCAGACCTCAAAGAATACTTGTTTAGTCTTAGTGTAACCATTCTTACGTAAGTACCCAGGGAAATTGCTAAACCCTAACTGCTCTAAGACTAGTCTAGCTGTTTCTGAATCCCATAGGTAATTACCATGACATAACCCTCTGTGGTAGTATGTAACCCACTTGTAGGGTAGTAGCTCGTACAGACAACCGTGCATTCCCTGTACATCAGTAATGCTGATACTACGTGGTTGGTTCTCTAGACAATCCCAAAGGAATTTAATACTCTCTTGTTCGCTCATATATAGCACCATAATGAATTTTAATATTGTTCATAGGTATTGTCTTTTCGTACCGTGTGTTTGGGTCACTTACAAATTTATTAAAGTCCCTACCCCAAGAAGACACAGCCATATAATCAGAGCATGGGTCCCACAGTAGCAATCTCCCACACTTAGTCGGAAAGTACAAATCCCCTGTACAAAATCTAGAGTAAACCTCTCCTGTTAACTGGTACACTTGCTCATGACCTAGCATAACTCAACCCCTTACCTGCTAAATGACAGAAATCACCTTTAGTGGTGTACCGTATCCCTTTTGATTGTTCCTTAGCAATCTTAAGAGCCTTAGTACGTTCCTTTCTTGCTTGTATAGCTTTGTGGTACTCCGATGTACCTTGGTATTGTTTAAACACCCTCAACCTCTCTGTGATTGTACAACCACTCTAAATAATCCATCTGTTCATTCCAGTAGTATCTACTCATTAAAGAACCTTTTTAACTCTTTGTAGGCTTTACTAGTTATAAATAGTCTCTCGCCTTGTGCATCTTGTAGATAGTGTATGTACTTTGGTTTGTAGTCATAATTATCAGGCGTGATACCCTTACAAAGATATATAAAAACTCCCTTCTCTATCAACGTCTCTACTTCTTCCATATTGATTGAAGACACCTTAATCTTCTTTTTCATACAGCCCACCTATCTATTATCTCTGCAACCTCTACCCAACATTTCTTAACCACTCTAGCAGGTACTCTGTATTTTCGTAATGACCTTTTAAAGTGGTAAAGAGTACCTCCGTACAGATAACAGAATTTCATAGCTTTAATTAACTTAGCTTTCTTAATACTCATTAAAGAACCCTTATTTAGTTAAATTAGCATCACTCTAGACACTCCCTAGAATGTCTAGTAGTTACTAACTCTCTAGGTTAGTAGAATTACATAGTTAAGGTTCTAGCCTCACTGTTTGTAATTCGCTTTACCCTCGGTATTAGCAGAGGAGGGGAGCTACCACCCTCGGAGAGATTCTATCTAGCGCCTCTCCTCAACGCGCCAACTTGTTTTAACTTAGGGTTTCAAGTTCCCCTGTGTTTCAATGATGAGTACTTTAACAACTTAGATTAGATAGGTCAAGCTTTATTTTAATGTTGTGATACTTTACTAAGTACCTTTGCTTGCACACTCTCAATAAATGCTGTTCTAGCGATGTATTTGGATTTAATTCTCTTTAGTAACATTACTTGTTGTAGTTGTAACACCGCGCGACGTAGATAAAAGTAATCACTACTTACCCCTTCCCAATCAACCCTGCCGTAGCGCTCTGGTCTAATTAATCTCGTTACTACTGGTTCGTTATGTTCCAACCAGTAAACTAACTCTAAATACTTCATAGCCTCTTGGTATGTTATATAACCTCTCTGGTATGCTAACCTAGCATACTTCTGCTCGTACTCCCAATTTAACCTCATTACTAAGCCCTCGCTGTTAATTCTCTTGGTGCCCCTAACTTAGGGGTACAATCTACAGTCATTAACTGTTTAATCTTCTTTCTAGCTTCTGTACCCTCTGCTGAACAAGCCTCTTGCATTAGGTTACGACGGTACTGCTCTAGCTCTTGAGCTTGCTTTACAGTGATTCCAAATCTTAGTAATTGCTTGCGTTCTTTCCTGTTCATACCATCTCCGTAAACTTAGGTTTATTAGGTGTGATGTACACTATATCAGTAATGTGTCCCCCTAGTGTGGCTACAGTAGGGACAGTCACCCAATCATCATCTTCTATATCGTAAGTGCACAATACACCATCTATGAATTTATAATCTCGACTAAACGTATCACCTCTGTGAACCCATACCTTAGTGAATGAGCCTGTCGTGGGTTGTTCTTTTGTGTAGTACATACCGCCTCCAATAAATTAAATGGTTTATCTCTGGTGTATGACCTATCTAATCTAAGTTGTTAAAGAGCATTGAAACTTTATTAATAACGTACTGCTTTGTACTTATCTGTACCTGAATCAACACCAGTTGTTCTACGCCTTACTGGTTGGCTACTAGGGTTATGTACTTGGTAAGCCTTTTAGGTAGTTACCTTGTACCCCGTTGTTCATTGGTAGTTACTTTAAGATAAGAGCCTGGGTTTGCCAAGCCCTTAGATTTAAATTAACTACTGGATTGACTACTACAGGTCATCCTCTAATTCATCTACATCAATACCAATAAAGTCTGCGAAATCTAAATAACATTGTCTGAATGCTATTGGGTCTAGTTTTTCTAGTACTTCTGATGGTTCAAATGTACAACCAGTAATTGTTATTCTAGGGTAAAGCTCATTTAATAACTCTCTGTAAGATTCTAGTAATTCACTCATTGTTGTGATGTTCATTGTGTTATTCATCTTGTATCTCCTAATTAGTTTGTACTTAGTAGTGTGTACCGCTTCAATGTGATGTATTAAACCAGAACTGGATTACCAAGTCAACACTATTTTAGTACTATTTTTAATAAATCTCGAAAAGGGGTAAGTCCGTAGACCTACCTTATAAAGAACCTACGATACTACTGTAGTACTCCTTGTAGCTCCTGTAATGAATCCCATCAGGTGTATTAGCCTTACTTGGTGTAATCACCTTAACGTTAGGGAGAAGCTCTTGTACTTCATTATAGGAGTCTACAAAGGATTGTACCCCAAGTTGCACATCCTGACGGGTTGGGTTAGGTACAACCAAGATAATCAACCCTTCTTTATTGTAGGTTCTCAGTATAGTAACGAGAGAGTACAACTTATCTAAGTAAACTTCTTTACTGTAACCCTTGTAGTAGTCATTGGTTCCCACAGTAATAACAATACTGCCTTCTGTAGGTACACTTCTATAATGAAGCAGTGTTTCCTTTATAAGGATATCTATACCCACTCCTACCTTACAGTAAGTACATTCAGTATCAGTATTACTAGAATTAATCCCTGCACTAAGTGAATCCCCTATGAGTGCTACTCGGGCACTCCCTAGGACTGGGTTAGGTAGTACAATACAAAGGATAGTTAGTAACATAAGAAAGAGGTTAGTAATATTAGAGAGATGTAGTGTATAGGGATTCCCTAGGAGGGGTAAGGGAGAGGGTATCACACTTTTAATCATAAGTAAAGCCTTTTATTTTAAATTCATTAAATACCAAGAAAAGTACAAAATACAGTTGACATTAGTAATCTACCTAAGTATAGTACAAACACTTCCTAGATAACCTAGGATTAACCAAAGGAGATACACAATGAGTAACACACAAAGTAATTCATCAAATAACACTAAGACAGTTCTGTACTATGGTAAGGAAATCCAAGTACCCCATAAGGCTACATGGGTACACACAGATTCTAGCGGTGGTGTGTTCTGGAGTACAGAGAAAGTACCAGCACTGGATACTTGTTTTGACACAGTGAGTGGAACTGTACAGTACGGGTCAGTGGGTTGGTTATTCAACCACACAGAGATGAGCAGAATTAACTGGAAGCTCTCTCAGAAACGTATTCAGGATTTACCTAGTGTCAGTTCTGGGCTAGAGTCTGAGCCAGAACAGAAAGCACACCCCCATGCTGACCTGATGCTCAAGTACGCCCAAATAGCACAGTACAGTGATAAACCATGGGAGGAGCTACAATTTAAAGGTTTTGATGGTACTTGGCTTAACTGTACACACCAACCACAGTTTAAACCAGAACGCCAGTACCGACTAAAACCACAACCAGTATGTATTAAGGAAGGTCAAGTCTGGAGAAGTACCAAAGAGTCAGTACTTGTCGAAGTACACTCAGTTAAACACCCTGAGTTACAAAAGGGGAGTGTTGTAGTAGCACAGAGAATCAACCCTGAGCTTACCCTGTACAGTGAGTTAACTAATACTGAGCTACAAGAGCACTTCACTCTAGTTAAGTAATTACACCAATAACCAAACAGAACCAGTCCTAGGGCATCCTAGGGCTGTTTAAGGAGATACAATGAGCGTTACAATTAACGGTACTAAGTGCAACATGAATCTATACCTAGTGAGCGTAGATGAATTGGACTACGATATGTATGACTCGGCAGTGGTGTGTGCTCTTGGTGAGGAGGGTGCACTAAAGTTAGCCAAAGAGTTATTTCACTCTTCACAAGGAGAGATTACTGTGAAGTGTATAGGTTATGCAGATGGAAGAACAGAACCTGAAATTATCCTAGGCTCATTCAACGCTGGTTAACCAACCCACCCATCCTAAGGACTCCTAGGCTATCGCCTATTAGGGAGTCCTCTTTATTATGTATTAATAATCAATCATTGATATTAGTATAAGATAAATCTATTAAATAGTATAACTAAAACCTAAACAACCTATTGTACTAACTGTACCTTACCTTAGGACACTTCGTGTCATTGTACTGGGCTACGATACTCATTCTTCGTATCTAGTATTATCATTCATTCAATAAACTTTTCATTCTTCAAAGTGTATTATCATTTCATTCTAATACGTGGTTGATATAGGTCAGATTGTTGAACAATCCTACTTTTATTAAGTAGAACAGTACCTTACAAGAAGTAATCAATCATATTATGATACTGATAAATTGTCTAATTCAATAGGAATAATGTCTAATCTGTCTAGATTTAACTATGTATTAACTGTATAATTAACATAGGTATAACAATTACATGAGTTTGTATAAGTTATACTAATGAATCAATCTATGAATACCTAAGGAATCAACATAGGAATCAACCTAGGTAACACAGTGAATCAACCTAAGGTAGACTAGAGTTACCTATTGGAATCACTAAGGTTAACTCAATGACTCTTCAGAGTCCTATAGGATACACTAGGAATCACTCAGGGAATCACTAATGAATCACTAAGGCAACCTAGGGCTTTCCCTTGTACCTCCTAAGGCTATTACTAGTCCATCAAAAAGAGGCAAGACACGAACCAACCGTGCCCCGCCTTATGTCTCACAAAGAGTCAAGTCAATAACCAAGCCAAGGACTTCCTTAGGAATCAACCTAGGAATCCCCATAGGAATCCCCTAGATAACCCCTAGCTAACCCCTAGAATCAATCCTAAGAGCTTACAAGGTTAAACCTAATGAATCACACTAGGTAACCTACAGAATCCCTTAGAATACATTAGGAGAATCCCGTAATGATACTACACAACAGTACTACATAATGAATCACACAATGAATCACACTAGGTTATTCTTTATTACCTAGGATTACGTAATTAACGCACCATAAGCCCTGCAAGTACAGCAGTGGTTACAGCAGTGGTTACATCAGCAAGTACAGCACCAATAACAGCACTAAGCACCCCTCCCCCTTTCCTTTTGTTCTCTCTAGGAACGACCCTATGGGGGGAAAGGAGGCTTGGTTG